GCCCAGCCGCCGGCTTCCTCTTGAAACCCGAAGCTGTCGGCTGATCCACCAGATTCCACCAGGTTGAGGATTTGCACAGCCTTCAGACGCAGCGTGATGCCGGCACCCAGGGCAGGTTGGTAGAAGGGGCAGGCCTCGAACGACACACGACCAGTGGTGCCGGACCACATGCCACGCAGGGCGTCGCGATCCTTGACCGGTGCACCGCTTGCATCAAAGAGAGCAGGCACTGCAGACCAAGCACGACCATCACGGTCCATGCCTTTGGCTTTCATCTTCACGCTGATGGTGAAGCAAGGCTTGCCGTCGATGTCCTCGTACCCGTAGCTCGGGTCGATGGCCTTGAACTTCTGGCTCGGGGCTTGGGCCTTGAGGCTGGCCTTGTGTGCTTCGAACAAGGTGTCGAGCTGGGCTGACATGTAGTCAGCCTCGTCGGCTGGGATGACAGCGGTCACTTTGTAGTGACCCTCAGGGGTGAACTTGGTCTCGGGTTCGATGAGCTTGGGATACTTGAACGTCGCCTTCGGGGTGGTGAGACGAAGCTTGTCGATGTACTGGAAATTCATGTGACGAAGTAGTCAGCGTTGTTTACAAGTTGGGGGTCGAACCCACCGAGGCTTGGCCGCGGCGGGAGTTTGGCCTGTACGTCGGGCGGGAACTGGGCGGTCAGCTCATCAGCGATGGGCGTGAACCAGTCCCGGGCGTACATGCCAGCAAAGGTACTGCGGATTGTGGTCCGAAGTGTGGCCATCTCTGCTGGCGTCGTTGCGAAACAGTCATGGATTCCACCGAGGTTGCGAACGCCAGAGGCGAACGCCTCGATGGTGACGGCAGCCATGTGGCTGGCATCAAGACTGTGGATCACGTTAGGGCTAAGCCCGTTGCCCATCCGCTTGGCGTTGAGCTCGGTCGGCTGGTGGTTGGTGAGCAGATCCATTGGCACAGACGACAGGTGGTACAGGCGCACCCGCACCCCGCTGTAGTCCCAGTACTCCTGGATCACGGGCACCCCGGAGGGTGACGTCCAGCGCAGGGCCAGGCCAAGCTTGCCTGCTGTCTTGCCCACCTTGCGGAACCAGGACATTGCTGCCTTGGCTGGTGCAATGAGGGCCGACGTCTCCCGGTACAGGATGGTCGCCATGTAGTGGTGGCTGGACATGGCCCCCTTCTGGAAGCACCAGCTGTCACGACCGAGCACATCTTGGGCCCGGTCCTGGGCCCAGCCGCTGCAGAAGTTGACGACCGCCTCCCTCGTTGCCGAGTACGGGATCGTCATGACCACAGGCTTGGCCAGCGTGCGGTCAGGACTCAGCTGCAACCACCGGGTTGCATGCTCTGATCCGCCTGCTGCATCGGTCCGGACCAGGGCCAACACACGCTCGAGCACCACGGCATAGATGTCCCGAGGCGCCTCACTTGGGGTGAGATTCACAAGGGCTGCCATCTCCTCCGAGCGCAGCAGTGCCGAGTAATGCTGGATCCCCGAGCACGTGCAGTCCAAGACGACAGGGTGGTGGCACACCCAGCCGTACCCGTGATGGCTGAACTGTTGGTACGTGCGGCAGAAAGCCAGGAACTGCCACGGGTCCTTGGCCCCAGCCCAGAACTCCTGGTTGCACCAGGGCTCCCGGCCAGTGGCCTCAATCTGCAGTTGGTGTTCATGCACCCAATCGATCCGCCCCTTCCACGTCAGCTTGTTGTGGCCGTACGTGTTGGCCCCATGGATGCGGAGCCAGTCAGCCTCAGCCTCGGTGTTGATCGGTGTGCCGGCAGCGAACTGCAGTAACGACCGACCGACGTCGTTGGCCTGAGGGTTGAGGAACGGGGGCCGGTAATAGAACCTGCCCCTGAAGTCACACTGCACCGGGAAGTACAGCACTGGCTCATTGACCAGGCGACGTGCCACCCACAGCTGCTTGGCTGTAGCAAAACGCTTGGCTGCATCACGGTCGTTGCGGTCGTGTAACCGACGGGCCGTCATGCGCCACGCTGCGACGTCGTCGTGATCATCGGGCAGGTGTTTGGGGTACGGCGGGATCTCGTGCCCACCACGTGGCAACAGCCCACCAATAGACAGGCTCTTGTCCCAGGCATGGTTGACCTGGTCCAGCATCCAATCATTGATGCGCCACCCCACCCCTTGCTGGTGGTTGGCGGCCACCATGAACGCATCGAACTCAGACGAGCTGGCCGCAATGGGTTCGTTGTTCTCCTTGAACAGGGTGTTGCCCGGCAGGCCCTCGGTCCAGTACCCACCGGTCATGGGATCCGACCAGTCCCGGGGTGGGATGACGGTCGGCAGGGCAAAGGGACACAGCAATCGTTGTTGCTCCTCTGCCCCACGCACCCAGTCAAGGGCTGCCTGGGTGCCACGCACACGTTTCACCGCACGCATGGCACCACGCTCCGCATAGATCTCGATCAGTCCGGTGTGCTGCTCGACCAGGTGGACGAGGAACACACCGACGCTGAGCTTCTCTTGCGGGGTCCAGATCTCTGTGTTGCGCATGCGCATGGCATCCGCACGCTTCAACCTGAACCGACGACGCACCCGTTGATGGGCCTTGAGCTCGTACTCAGAAGCACGGGCGAGCATGGTCTCCAGCCACAGCCGTTCGGCCAAGGCATAGGCCAGGGCCTGGAACTTAGGGGACTGGGTCAACTGGTCGATGATGACCCGCATGGACACAGCTGCGATCTTGTGGGGTGCAAGCTGCAGCAATGGACCCATGTGTGCGTAGCCACGACCAGCCCGGCCATCACGCATGGCGTGGCGATGGCGACGCAGGTCAAGGATGATCCGGTCCACACCCATGGCAGCAAGCACGTCGCCATGGGTGGAGAGGGATTCCATGCCCTGCTCACGGCGCTTGTTCATCCGGGATCCGAATGCGTCGGCGCCGATCTGCAACATCTCACGCTCAAGTGCAAGCTGGCGCTCAAGGTTGGCCACGTCTCCAGCCACCCAAGAATCCCATCTTCATCAACGCCATCGACTCCGCACCAAAGCAATCCTTTGGGTATTGTTTCAACCAAGCCTTGAACGCTAGGTTCGTAGCTTCGTCGGACTCAATCGGAATGTTCAAGTCGTCGGGTGCGTATGTCCAATGGGTGGTGTGCTCCATGTGTGGCCGGTGAAACCAACCCATGTACCAACCGTGACCCTTGGCGTAGAACAGGACGTTGCCCTTGTTATTGGCCTGCTCCTTGGTCGGAGCGTAGCTCATTGGGAATACGTTTTCTGGCAGGTTGTTTGACATAATCTTTGGTGATGACTGTAATTTTGGTAGAGGTTGGGTAACGATTAGCCGCAAACTTTGCGACCTCGTCTCGTGACGTGGCACGGATCCATTCACGCATTGGCTTCATGCCGTTAAACTCAACGAGCATCTCATAGAGGTGGGCTTTAGGGTCGGAAGTTCTACTCACCCCCTCGCCTATGTTTGCACCATGTTCTTCACGCCACAGCATGAGGTAATTCTCAACCGCTGCGGTGCTGACGAACCCACTCATGCGTCCGCCTCTGCCCGTAGGCGTTGCGCCACCTCTGTCACTGCCAAGTGGCAGATCTTGTGCTCGGAATACGGGGGCGCCCATGTCTCCACCTCGTTGGCCACCAGGCGCAACACTTCCCGCATGCGGTCGGGGCTGGTGATGGTCATCGAGTTGTTGGTCAGGCACCAGAACGCATCGAGCATCCGAAGAGACATGGTTTCCATTGAGTCGATGACGACAGGGGCCTGGTCGTTGGTTGGCTCAGTCATTGGCGACCTCCAGCCTGTTGGCCACGAGCTGTGCATACCCAGCGATGTCACGCCAGTGGTCAGGCTCAGCTGGGTTGCCGGCGATGATGCGCCCGATCTTGTGGGCAATCATGGCCAAGGTCTCAGCCATGTCGTCGTCAAGCCTGCGATCCAGGTCGCAAACGTGGTTACGCATGACCCGCTTGAGATCTTGGGTGATGGCAGCGTGGATCTCGTAATTGCCGTGGGTCTTGCCCCTTTCGGCAAGGATGGCGTTGATGTCTGTTGTCATGCGGCCTCTGGTGGTGTGGGTTGGTTGTTGGTGCCAAGGAATCGGGCGGCCTGTTGCCGGTCACGTCGTCCTTTCTCGGTCAACAGGTACCCCTTGGTGCAGGGCCTGATGAGCTCGGCTTGGTTCAGGGTCGAGAACTGTGCCCGGATGGCACCGGTCAGCCACGATGTTTCGCGTGTCAGGTAGGCCACATGCACGGCGGTCTCGAGTTGGTCCAACGACAGGGCCAGCGGGTACTGCAGCCACATGGCGTCCAACAAGTCGGATCGCAGCTGTGCCAACACAATGGATTCGGGTTTCATTTGGGTGGCTCGGCCGTTGGTGCATCAAGGGCCCCAGCTTGGTAGATCTCAAGCACGTGCTGGGCCCAGGCCGCAGCTAGGGTCACGGCTTGCGAGTTCGGGCTGGTGTTGTAGCTGGCCCGCCACCAGGATCGGTAGGCCTCCATCAATTCGTAAGCAGTTGGCATTGGTTGTCAGTTGTGGTGGGTGGTGGGCACCGGTGATGGTGCCCCGTTTACGGTCAGCCTTTGAGGGCCAGGGTTACGGTCAGCACGCCAACCAAAGACCAGAGGATCAGCTGGCGCTGTTC